AGCAGGATTCAAGCAGGAGGAATACTGCGAAGGAGGCCACAGCAGCCACTGCGCAAAACGTTGGCAGTAGGTAGATGCCATCCACACGCAAGGCAAAATCCGCTGCTGCGCGCCTTCAGGGGCGTAATAATCTTAATGCACGTCTGGTAGCGTTCATGCGCAAAATGCCGAACTTTTCCAGCAAGGGTTCTCCGCGGATGCGTGCAAGAGGGAGCACGCGTAAAGCACACCGAAAGGGGTAAAAATTGAAGCCGCCGGTCACCTCAAAACCGCTAAGCATGACTATGAAATACCAGAAGAACGCGGATGGTCTGTTCGTTTGCCCCATTTGCCAGGTGACCAAGGAGAAGCAAAATACGATGCACTATCATATGAAGAAGCACGAGGGCCATCTTCCCTTCGAGTGCCCGACATGTAAAAAGGAGTTTCTCCATGCGCAGACCTTGGCGCTGCACGACGCCGCCAGGCATTCAAAAGAGAATGCCTCCAATCTCCAATGTCCCAGTTGCCCTTATAAGACTCTTACAAAGGCAAATCGGATTATTCATTTCATGCGGAAACACTGTGAGACTGATGTTGTCCGTTTCTCCACTGATGGGCTGAAATGCCCCACATGCCAGAAAGAGTGCAATAGTCACACGGCATTCCTCTATCATATTGCAACCACATGTATTCAACTTCCGGTGGAAAAACAAAAGATGCTGCATGGGATTATCGTATAAAATTGAGCCCCGCACCGCCCGAATCGTTTTTTATAGCCATGAACGATTTGTATGAGCGAACTGCGAAACTTCAAGTGGAGGCTATCCGGCGACTCAGATATCTGGAGACGCCGGTATGCAGAGCTTCCATGCCCGAAGAGGAACGCCGAAAACAGATTGTGGAGGTCACGCAAAAGTTTCGCGAAATCCTTTTAGCAAAGGATATCGTGAAACGGGTTCAGGAGTATGATTTGTATGGTTAGACTTCGGGCGCCTTGATAAAGGTCTGGGAGACCACCACCAGCTTATAGAGATGAAAGCCGAGGGCGCCGAAGGCCACGAGAAGAAGCATGTCATAGGCCGGCCGCTCCGTCTTTTTTTCATAGTAGCCGATCCAGATCATCAAGGGTGCAATAAACAGCACATGAATCACATTGACCCAGAGAAACTGAGACTTGGCGAACCAGCGTCCTACCGCCTTGTAGGCGTGATAGATAAGAACAATGAGTCCCACGCCAACAAGAACACTATAGACCCAGTCGGGTGTGGCGGCGCGGTTGAATCCAATCCACAGCAGAAAGGGGACAATCAGGACGATATGCAGAACTCCAATGAGTAAATAAGGATCCATCTCTGTCTGGAAAGGTGTTTTTTGGCCTCCTATTTTGCCGCCATCTTCTTCAGCGAATCATAGTTCACGCTCACATACCATATGACCACAACAGAGGCGGTTATGGCGGCAATCTGATAGAGTTTCATCCCTACATATTGGCCCGAATCCATTTCTCTACTGCATCATTGCTGGTGCTCTGAAAGATCTCGCTCACTTTCTTGTTCTTTACAATGATAAACGACGGGATGGACCTCACGCCGCAATAGCCGCCCGTATAGTTGTTCTGATCCACGTCGCATTTCAGCCAGTTCACCTCGGGCAGAGCGGCCTCCAGTGCGGGCATATTGAGCCTGCGACAGGCACCACACCAGGTCGCAGTGAAGTAAATCACGGATAAGGGGGGCACCGTGGTACCCTCGGGGACAGGTTGAACTCCTGTGAGTTGTTCAAACTCTTCCTGTGTCATTAGATACTTCATTATATTGATCCAGAAGAAACTGCTTTTGACCGGATTAGCGCAAGACTGATTCCGCCTAACGCAGCAATGGCCAAGGTTCCCAGAAAGATAGTGGCGGAGGGATCCGACCCACCGCCTAACTGCACTTGAATCTTGTCAGTATCAATATTTTGTGCGACCTCACTGAGAGAAGGAATGCCCCCACCTTTTTGCACTGCAGGGCCAGAAGGCTTGGGCACAGGAGTCGCCGCAATCGCCGTCCCAGCCTCCGCCAGACTACTCTTTATCGCACCGAAGGCCTGGGGGAGCACCAGCATACTCGTCATGCCGCCGCCAGTCACTGTTGCCAAAGTCCCCACCGTCAAGAATACACTATTGAGAATCGGCTTGTAGGATGCTTGTAACTCGACAGGCAACATATTCATAAGACTATATGAGCCTGCACTCATTGCACCCACGGCGAGAGCCGCAAGAGCCCCTGACATCTTACCCGTAGACCCAAGAGGTGTGTGGAACAGGGGAAGCTTGAATCCCTCCTTGGCAAATGCCGGACTGAACATCTGCACGAGATCAAACACATACCAGGGATTCAGGACCATCAAGTATCCGAGCCACCATAGTTTCGGGTAATAGGCATTAATATACGTATTTGCCAGTCCGAGCAGAGCCTGTAGACCGGATTTGATGCCGAAATATGTCGTGGATCCCACGGCATAGAGATTCAGCCCCGCGAATCCGAGATAGGAAAATGGGGGCAGAGGAAAGCCGCCAGCCAGGATAAATAAGCCGAACCATCCCAGGTCAAAGTCGAAATAACTGGATAAAGCACTTTGCCCGGTTGATGCAACTGAACTGACTGTTGGAACTCCGAGAAGAGATGCCATCGCTAATGATACTTCCGTTATCTTTTATTTTAGGTGCGCTGCAGCTAAAATAAAAGATAAGATACGTACCGTTAACTTTTATTTTATGTGCGCTGCACCTAAAATAAAAGTTAAGATACGTACTTCGAACTACCAATGGTAGTTCGCGGTACTTCGAACTACCATTGGTAGTTCGCGGTTCCGAGCTAAATCTTGAAGAGAAGCCCCGCGAATCCATTCACCACGCGCAGCACATTGTGGTTTTTCGCATAGATTGTGATACCGGCATTACCGCGATTCGGCACATAGTTCGGATTTACTACGGTGATTGTTCTTGGCGTGGGAGGCGTGGTCGTGTTATCAAACACTTGATTTCCGTTCGCGTCTAGCACTGGATTTGTAACTGTCGTCGGCTGATTCGAGTCCGGGCGTAGATTCACCATCAGATTCATATTGTCAATGCGGCTCGCATTTAGTGAACCGCTGGGCTGCATCTCCTCTGGCCGGAGTGCGAAGCTATACATATAAATGAACTGTTTTACATCCGTGGAGGTGTGATATTGGTAGGGCTGAACAAGGCGAAAATAGCCGGCATCTCTTGTGTCGAATCGGTCGTATCCATCCACTTGCAGTGTTGCGTCCTGCATAAGATCGCGGGAGAGGCCAGACTCGTAGGAGGAAGTGGATCCATAGTTGAACCATTCGTGCGTTGTCTTCATTATGTCGCGCTGAATCACCCAGAACAGTTCGCGAATAGGGTGATTAAACTCCATCCGGATATTGTGTATATTCACTGCTTCGGGCATTGACGTTCGCGGGGTATATTGGATTTGTTCAATCAGATACTCGTGGGTATTCGATACGAACCGCCGCCGCTCCTCCGTATCGAGATACACATAGTCGCCCCACAAGCGGATTTCGGTCAACTTGGTCGGCATTGGCTGCACAGCCCCGCATGTTACAGTCGTAAGAGAGTTCACAACCATATCTGCGAGGCTGCGGAGCTTCACATTGATACGGATGGGGTGATACTGCATGGCGAGAAGAGGAAGATAAAGTCCCGGGTTCTTGTTAAACCAGAACTGTAGAGGGACATACAGTTTATTCGCGCCATACTGATACGTCCCCACGGAACATCCTTGCGGCGGGATAGCCAGAGGGGGGGAGTTCAGGCCATCCACACGCCCAATCATGTTATTCAGTGCATCGCGCTGACCAGGAGGCGTGGTCAGTGTAGACCAAATCAGCATCCATTCTCCGGTCTGCTTATCGATCTCCTGCTCACCGATTTCCAGAGATATCTCTTCGATGAGGGAAAACCCGGGCGTATTGGCAAAGGTCGCGATCGTTCCATCAGTCATTGTCACGTAGGGTAGGACAATCTCCATCACCATGGGGCCAAGGAGGTCTCCACGTCTGGGTACTAGTGCCGTAAGGCGTTTTCCGAAATCGGGATCGCCGTCAAAGTAGATTTGCTGCGACTCGATGGCAAAGTTCGTGTAGCGGCGATACACCATCTTGAACCATGTTATCTGGGGATTTCCGGTTAAAAATACATCCTGTTTGCCAACTGCGACAAGTTGTAACAGGCCACCTCCACCAGGCATTCTAGTGTG